AAGAATAAAAATGAATAAAATGTTAAATATTAAAACTGTAATAATCTTTATTGATAGTTCTTGTTTCATAACTTAATTTTGGATTTGGAGGTGGTGGTGTAGGAACTGTAATAGGAATATATCTTAAATTTTCAGGTTTTAAAACAAAAGCATAAGTGTATGAATTAAAAAATAATTCATTTTCTTCTAAATTAGAATCAAAAATTTGATATCTCATACAAATCATTTGACAACCACAAGAACGAACTAAAATAGCACTTACATTTGAAGGAGATGAACCTTTATCAGGCATTGCAATTGTCATATTTTGTTTATTAAATTCGGTGAGTTCATCAATATTTGGTGAATATTGAATATCATAATAAGATAAAGCTCTCATAAATAATGAATTACTTGTCATATTAACAAATTCATAAAAATCTTTACAGTTTAAAAAATAAGGATTATTCATATCAACAATAATAATAACTTTATTTAAGAGATTTTGAATTAAAGTATTTCCAAAATTTGTTTTATTATTTTCATAACTATATTCTTTTCCAAGTAAAATATCATTATATAAATCTAAAATTTTAGCTAAATTTTCATACATTTTTAAATTAACGGTTTTAAAACGAAGATGAATAATAATAGGGTCAGTTGGATTAGGTGAAGAACCAATATGAAAAGCATTATAATTAATAATATTCATAATATTTTCAAAAGGAATTGAATTATATGTTTCTTTAACAAAATAATCATCAGTAGTTGAAGAAGCAACAACAGGTTTATCATCAATGGAAAATATTTCAAAATCTAAACCTCTAACGCCTTGTTTTAATATATCTTTTAAAACACAAACATTAACAAAATCATTGGAATAAGCACCACCATTACAACAATTATATGCGGATTTAATATAATAATCTTTAAAAGTAAAATTACATTGAGGGTCTGAATTTTTTAATGATCGTAAATTAGAATTTGATTTTGAATAAAAGGAATCGAAAAAAGAACATTCTCTTTTTTGTAAATTACGAATATAAATAAGCCAATAAAAAGAAAAGAATAATAATACAATGATGATTAAAATTATCATAACATAAGCGTTAATGTTTTTTTTAAAATTAGATATTTTATCATAAACATTGGATGATTTATTCATTTTATATATTATTATATATTTAATATATAAAATTAAATAAATGAAATATATATATTAAATGCCTGGCGGATTAATGAATTTAGTTTCCCAAGGACAAGGAAATTTAATATTAAATGGAAACCCAACAAAAACATTTTTTAAAACAACTTACGCTAAATATACAAATTTTGGATTACAAAAATTTCGGATTGATTATGAAGGTTCAAAAAGTTTAAGACTTTCAGAAGAATCAACATTTGATTTTAAAATATTAAGATATGCAGATTTACTTATGGATACCTATATTTCAGTAAATTTGCCTGATATTTGGTCTCCAATAATTCCACCATCAACAAGTGATGGTTCTTGGGTTCCTTATGAATTTCAATGGATAAAAAATATAGGATTTAAAATGATTTCTAAATTAGTAATAAATTGTGGAAATCAACTTTTATTTCAATGTTCGGGAGATTATTTATTGGCTTTAATGGAAAGAGATTTTGAAGCTAAAAAAATAGAATTAATAAATGATATGGGTGGTAATACAAATCAATTTAATAATCCTGGATTTTATGGTCAAAATAAAGGAAATTATCCAAATGCTTATTTTACTGATTCAGCAGTAATTCCTGAACCTTCGATACGTGGAAAAACAATTTATATACCATTAAATGTTTGGTTTGTTCTTAATTCTCAAATGGCGTTTCCTTTGGTTTCTTTACAATATAATATTCTTCATATTTATATTACTTTAAAACCCATAAGTCAATTATTCACTATTCGTGATGTTTATGATTCAGATAATAATTATCCACGGGTAGCACCAAATTTTAATAATTATTATATGCAAATGTATCGGTTTTTACAACCTCCACCAGATACTTCATTGGGTATAAATTCATATGTTGATAAAAGAAATATTTGGAATACAGATATTAATTTAAATTGCACATATGGATTTTTATCAAATGAAGAACAACGAATATTTGCATCTCAAGAACAAAAATATTTAATTAAGCAAGTGCACGAAAATATATTTTATAATATTACAGGTTCAAATAAAGTAAATTTAGAATCATTAGGTATGGTTACTTCTTGGATGTTTTATTTTCAACGAAGTGATGCAAATTTAAGAAATGAATGGAGTAATTATAGTAATTTTCCATTTCTTGAACCACCCAATTATATTTCTCCAGCACCTGTTGTTGGAAGTGAACCTTTTTATTATTTAAATAGCACAACAACATCAAATAATGGTCCAGGTGTTAATGAAGATAATACTTTAACCAATTATTTTATAACAAATCCATATAATATAATAAATACTAAAAATATATTGGTTGATTTAGCTATTTTATTTGATGGCGAATATAGAGAAAATATGCAACCTTATGGTGTATATGATTATATTGAAAAATATGTTAGAACTCCAAAATATGCTCGGGAAGGATTATATTGTTATAATTTTTGTTTAGATACAAATATATTTTTAAAACAACCCAATGGTGCAATCAATTTAAGTCGTTTTAATGACGTTCAATTTGAATTTAATACAATTATTCCCCCAATTAATTTATTGGCTCAATCATTGAATATTTGTGATCCAGTTTCAAAAGAAATAATTGGTGTTAATAAACCTTATTGGAATATTTATCAATATAATTATAATTTATTTGTTTTTGAAGAAAGATATAATATATTAACATTTATGAGTGGAAATTGTGGAACTTTATGGCAATATTAATTTTGACTATATTTATGAATGGAAATTATGGAACTTTATGGTAATATTAATTTTTCAAAAAATAAAATATTCTTAAAAAAATATTTTTTAAGAATTACGAAGTATGAAAAAATATTTTTTATTTTTTAAAAAAATGATATTAAATATTTTAAATAATAAAATCAAATAAAAATAAAAAAAAGTATGGAATTTCTAAATTGGATAGATATTGAAAAAATAAATTGGGAATATTTATCAACTAATCCAAATGCTTGTGAATTATTGGAAAATAATCCTGAAAAAATATATTGGAATTATTTATCTTTAAATTCAAATGCTACACACCTTTTGGAATTAAACCAAGAAAAAATTAATTGGAGTAATTTATCGCAAAATCTAAATGCAATAAATATTTTACAAGAAAACCAAAATAAAATAAATTGGTATTATTTATCATTAAATTCAAATGCAAAAAATCTTTTGGAATTAAACCAAGAAAAAATAACTTGGTATAATTTATCTTTAAATCCAAATGCAATCGATTTGTTAGAAGCAAATCAAGATAAAATATTTTGGTTTAATTTATCAAGTAATCCTAATGCTATACACTTATTGGAAGCAAACCAAGATAAAATAAATTGGAAAAATTTATCATTAAATGAAAATGCGATACATATTTTGGAAGAAAATCAAGATAAAATAAATTGGAATTATTTATCTTTAAATCCAAATGCAATAAATTTACTGAAATCAAATCCTGAAAAAATAGGTTGGAGTTGTTTATCAAAAAATCCAAATGCAATCGATTTGTTAGAAGCAAACCAAGAAAAAATAAATTGGTATAATTTATCAAGTAATCCTAATGCTGTTGAATTGTTGGAAGCAAATCAAGATAAAATAGATTGGGATAATTTATCATTTAATCCAAATATTTTTGAATTTAGTAGATATTTATTAAAATAAAAAAAATGATTTTAAATAATTATTTAATGGCGAGAATTAACAACCAAATATAAAATATAAAATATGGAACTTCTTAATTGGATAACGAAGTATGATAATGAAGAAAGTATAAAAATAAATTGGGAGTTTTTATCAAAAAATGAAAATGCAATAGATTTGTTAGAAGCAAATCCTGAAAAAATAAATTGGAATTATTTATCATTAAATCCAAATGCGATACATATTTTGGAAGAAAACCAAGATAAAATAAATTGGTATAATTTGTCAGAGAATCCAAATGCGATACATATTTTGGAAGAAAACCGAGAAAAAATTGATTGGTATAATTTATCAAAAAATCCAAATGCCATTGATTTATTGGAAGCAAACATTGATAACATAGATTGGAGATATTTATCTTTAAATCCAAATGCTATACACTTATTGGAAGAAAACCAAGATAAAATAAATTGGTGTATTTTTTCAAATAATAAAAATGCTATAAACTTATTGGAACAAAACCAAAATAAAATAAACTGGTATAGTTTATCAAGTAATCCAAATGCTATAGATTTGTTAGAAGCAAATCCTGAAAAAATAAATTGGAATTATTTATCATTAAATCCAAATGCTATACACTTATTAGAAGAAAACCAAGATAAAATAAAT